AAAAGTTTACTCGTAAGAAGATACGTGAGCGTGAGGAAATGGATGACGTTGAAGGACTTGATACAACTATAGACTGGAAAAATACAGGTGATAATAGTTATGACGGTGAAAAATTAAATTTACTAGTTCACGATGAAAGCGGTAAGTGGGAAAGGCCTGATAATATAAGAAATAATTGGAGAGTTACAAAAACTTGTTTAAGGTTAGGTAGTAGAGTTGTAGGTAAGTGTATGATGGGTAGTACTAGTAATTCACTTGATAAAGGTGGTGATAATTTTAAAGAGCTATATAATAACTCTGATGTAACAAAACGAAATCGTAATGGTCAAACTAGATCTGGTTTATATTCTTTGTTTATTCCTATGGAATGGAACTACGAAGGGTTTATTGATGAATATGGTCAACCTGTTTTTAATACACCTGAAAAGCCAGCAATTGACCCACAAGGTATAGAAATAGACCAAGGTGTTATAGATCATTGGGACAATGAAGCTGAAGGATTAAAAGATGACCAAGATGCTTTAAATGAATTTTATAGACAGTTTCCAAGAACTGAGGAACACGCGTTTAGAGACGAGACAAAAAATAGTTTATTTAATCTTATAAAAATATACGAACAAATAGATTACAACGAAGGTAATAAAAACTCTTCAGTGTTAACGACTGGTAATTTTCAATGGGCCGCTGGAGTAAAAGATACACAAGTTTTTTTTAATGCTGACCCTAATGGTAGATTTAAAATTAGCTGGATTCCTAGTTCAAAATTACAAAATAACGTTATATTAAAAAATGGCGCAAAATATCCAGGTAACGAACATATGGGTGCGTTTGGTTGTGACTCATATGATATATCAGGAACAGTAGATGGAACAGGATCAAAAGGCGCTTTGCATGGATTAACTAAGTTTTCAATGGAAGATGCTCCAGCAAACACTTTTTTTCTTGAATATATAGCAAGACCACAAACTGCTGAAATATTTTTTGAAGACGTTTTAATGGCATTAGTATTTTATGGCATGCCAATACTAGCAGAGAACAACAAGCCAAGACTGTTGTATTATTTGAGAAGAAGAGGGTATAGAGCGTTTAGTATGAACAGGCCTGATAAAATTTGGAACAAACTATCTGTAACTGAAAAAGAAGTAGGTGGCATGCCAAACTCAAGCGAAGATATAAAGCAAGCTCACGCTGCCGCTATTGAGATGTATATTAATGATCACGTTGGTTTATTAAAAGATGGTACTTATGGTGATATGTATTTTAATGAAACATTAAACGATTGGTCTAAATTTGATATAAACAGAAGAACTAAACACGACGCTTCAATAAGTTCAGGCTTAGCAGTAATGGCGTGTAACAGACATTTATACCGACCAAACCCAAAAGTAGAAAAACAGTCAATTAATATTAATATACATAAGTATAATAATAAAGGATTTCAATCTAAAATAATAACAAAGTAAAGTATGGTAACATCTTATGTAAACTTTCCATCGCAAGCGGTCAGTGATTTAGAAAAATTATCTGAAAAGTATGGATTAGAAGTAGCTAAGGCTATTAGGCAAGAGTGGTTCAATGGTGCTACGTCTAAGTTTTATAGCAACGTAAATAGCTTTCATGAGCTAAGATTATATGCTAGAGGAGAGCAGAGTATTCAAAAATATAAAAATGAATTATCAATAAATGGTGATTTATCGTATCTTAATTTAGACTGGAAGCCAGTACCTATTATAGCTAAATTTGTTGACATAGTTGTTAACGGTATGTCACAAAGAAATTACGAAATAAACGCTTATTCTCAAGATCAGTTTGGTGTAAGCAAAAGAACTGAATATATGGAGTCTATACTTAGAGATATGAGATCTAAAGAGTATACTAATTTAGTTCAAGAACAGTTTGGTATAGATATATCAGAAAATCCTCCAGACTCAATACCTGAATCAGAAGATGAATTAGCTTTACATATGCAGTTAAACTACAAGCAGGCTGTTGAGCTAGCTGAAGAACAAGCTATTGATGTATTAATGGACAACAGTGATTACGATTTAATTAGGCGTAGAGTGCTCTATGATTTAACTGTGTTAGGAATAGGCGTAACGAAAACAACGTTTGATTTTACTGAAGGTGCTAAAATAAAATATGTTGATCCAGCTAATGTTGTCTACTCGCACACAGAGTCTCCATACTTTGATGATATATATTATATTGGCGAAGTAAAAGTAGTACCTATAAATGAATTAGTAAAAGAGTTTCCTGAATTATCTGAAGAAGAAATAAAAAATATAGTAGACAACTCGGGTTATACGGCTTATAGACACTCACACTATAGAAGAGAGCTAGATAAAAATCAAATAGAAGTTTTATACTTTAACTACAAAACGCACATGAATGATGTTTATAAGTTAAAAAAATTAGGTAGTGGCGCTGAAAAAATAATTGAAAAAGATGATACATTTAACCCACCTGTAGAAAGTATGGGCGGTGATTTTAGCAAACTAGAAAGAAGTGTAGAAGTTTTATATGAAGGCGTTTATTTAATAGGCGCTGATAAATTATTAAAATGGAAAATGGCTGATAATATGATGAGATCAGATTCTGATTTTAATAGTGTTAAAATGAACTATCAAATAGTTGCTCCTAGAATGTATCAAGGTAGAGTTGAATCTATTGTTAGTAGAATAACTGGCTTTGCTGACATGATACAATTAACTCATTTAAAATTACAACAAGTAATGTCTCGTATGGTACCAGACGGTGTATACTTAGATGTTGATGGTTTAGCAGAAGTTGATCTTGGCAATGGCACAAACTATAATCCACAAGAAGCTTTAAATATGTTCTTTCAAACTGGTAGTGTTATAGGTAGAAGTTTTACTAGTGAAGGAGACGGTAACCCAGGTAAGGTTCCAATACAACAAATAAACAATGGCGTTAATGGCGGAAAAATACAAAGTTTGATTCAAA